ACTATGCCATGACGAAGACCTGCCAGCCTGCTGCATCCACTTGGTAAGAGGACTGTGAAGATTGTTATATCGAGATAACTCCAGATAGCTACCTATCTTCTTAATCACCTGGTCTGCAGTATCGCCCTTAAGAGCCTCAATAGCCGTGCGAGCAACACCCTTCTTGAACTTAGTTATCTCATATGCCAGCTTCCTAACCACAGCATCAGGTATATCACTCATACCCATAATGTTAAGTATATTGCCTGCTGTTATCTTATTACCTTGACCACTAAACGCATCACACAGCTGAGCATTTAATCTAGCCAAGCGGCTAGTATCCCATACCAGTCCTGGCAGGACTCTAGGTGCAGCACCTGTAATGTCCCCTAGAACATCATCAAAGAACTTTCCAAGTGATGGACTCACAAGTTTCGGTTCTTGAATCCACAGTTTAAGAGCATTGGCAAGACCCTCTACAGTGTTATAGTCACCATCTATAAGAAGACCCCTCATCCTAGCTCTTGCAGCCAACGTTCCTGGACGGCCTGCACCCCAGCTCATTACCTCATCAAATAGGTCATCTGATAAGGCAGCGACCTTCTTTGCTAGACCATACTGACGGGCAATTAAATGGCCAGCCTCATGGGCTATAGCTCCTTGTATATCTTCCATTCCCTCAAGCACTGCAATATGTCTTGTCCCAGGAGTAACATGCCCTTTAGCAGCTCTACCTCTTACTTGAGCCTTCCAAACCTCCCATGACTTCTTCTTCATAACTCCAACTGTTGCTCGTAGCCTTGTCAAGACATTTTGTAGTCTAGATGGAAGACTAGACACTAGGGATTCGGCAACTTCAACTGATGCCTCTTCCACAACTTCCTTAGCAGATATGGCAATAGTATGAGGAGCAGCTCCTTCTACAGCCTCCGCCACAAACTTAGCCGCAGCTACATCATCTAGATAGTTAAACTCCATAGCAGATGTTCCAAGTCTAACTAATGGAGAAGTACCATGTTGAGGACTCTTCAATGCTGCTCCAATAGCTGCCTCAACAAGTTCATTAGCATCCTTACCAGTCATGCCTACCCCAAACTTGCCCCTTATATCTTTATATGTTCTGCCAGCTACTGCAAAGAAGTCCTTGATACCCCAAGGAGCTTCCCACTCATTGAAAGCCTTAGCATACGAAGACCATGCACTCTCACCCAGTTCTCGGTAGAACTCATAATGTACTGTTAGTTCCTTATCAGCATCGGATTCAAAGGCAGCAAATATGCCAGCACCACCAATGGCTCCTACTATAGCTCCTATGGCTGCTCCAACAGGAATACTAGCACCAAAGCTAAAAGGAGCAAGCATTGCACCTACCGCACCTCCAGCTGCAGCACCTAATGCTACGCCATGAACTGCTCCAGCAGCAGGAGCAGGCATATTCATCATTATAGCAGCAGAGATAGGTCTACTGATTTTATCCCACCACTTCTGCATAACTTCCACAGTAGCCATCATAGGCTGAGTCACCACTAGCTTCAAATAATCCAGTGGAGCTAGTTCTGGTGCTTCAGCCAATATTTCACCTGCTCGGATAAGGCTCATCCTAGCTGCCTCAATCTCCCATTCTCGTGCTCTCTCAGCAAGCCACTCCTGCTGACTCAATAACTCCTCATCTTCTATCTCCATCTCGCTAAGAATACCCCTAACATCCTCTGCAGTCATTCCAGCTGGAAGCTCAGCCACACCAAAGACAAATGCCTTAGCTATCTCATCTACGGTAAGACGATGAACTCCCTTCATCTCTACCTCAGGCTCTGTCAATATCTCATTGAGTATGTTAGCCTGAGCATCAAGAACATCACCTCGGTAGTCAACCGGCAGAACATTTGATAGATGCTCAAGCTTGCCATAAGTTTCATTGAGCCAAGCAGTATCAGCAGCACTCAGCTCAACTCCAGGTGCTACATACTGTAATATATCCTCAGGCTTTTCTATTATATAGTTAGGGTCTGACAGATATACTGGCAGCACCTGCATAACCTCTAGCTTCCACTCAGCTGTTTGAAATAATACAGCAGCAGCATCAAACTCAGCTATAGCCTGCTCCTTAAGCTTCTCCAATGGAGCATATTCTCCAGCCTTAGAGAGTAAATCAGGCCAATGAAAAAGCTCTAAGAGCTTTCCAAACCAGCTTGTAACCTCAGGAGTAGATACAGGTAGCTTCACTTCAGCCTGCTGCAGCTTACCATATAATTGCTGTAGCTCTACCCCTATCTGCTCAAACTCAGCACCAAAGCCAGTATAGTATTCTGGTGGCTCGACAGGAGGAGGTAATTTTTCTTTTGTTTCTTCTTTTGTTTCTGCCATTTTACTCTCCTAATCTAGGCATTGGGCCTCTGCCACTAGTTAACTGTGGCGCTGCTCCAGGCCTAGCTGTTTGTTGAGTGGGAGCTGCTTGTTCTTCAGGTTGAGGCATCAGTTGCTGCATTACCATAGCAGACATCAGTTCATAAAGCTTCGAGCCTTTGGCATCACCATGCTTTGCTAAGAATGCAGCCTGCTCATCATAATATCTAATCAAAGCTGCCATAGAATTAGTTGGATGTAGCGCTGCTTTATCTGCCAGTACTTGTGCTCTCTCTTGCATTGTATCTTCGACATCAGGAAAGAGCTTAGCCATTACATAAGTATAACTCAGCTCAAAAGTTGGGTTAATCATTCTGGCTGTAGTTGCTCTCTGTATCAGGTCGCCAGGTATCTCCACTTCATAATCGGCTGACACCATACTATATTCAGGAAGGGCAGTAGGATACTTCCAGCCATAAGGCCTAAGTCCTCTCTCCTTAATATCCTGCAAGTCGTCATTGTCCATGTCTGATAGAGCAGCTATTATCGCCTGATGAAAAGGCTTCATTACTTGGTTGGCTGAGGCTGCTATCTGACTCATAACATAAGCAGTTATTTGTCCAGCAACCGCACCGTGCATAGCCCAGCTAACTCCACCTCTCTGCATCATGGCTTCAAGGTCAAGCTGAGTGCTTCTGAGTTCCAACGGTATAGGCGGTGTACCTAGGAAGGTAACATCATCATCAGCAGTACCTCGGAAGATTGCTCCTCGCTTGAAGACATCCTCAGGCTTGACGATAGACTTACCACTCCTGCTCCGCTCAAATATTCTGGGTTGGGCAGTGTCCCTCAATAGCTGTAGACTGAAACTCCACCACTTATTCCAGGTTCGGTAGATGTTCTCATTGGTTGCTAGGATAGATTGACCGAGTTCAGCCTTCCATCTGTCAACCGTTGCACCAGACTTGGCATTCTGTTCCTGAACCTTCAGTGTAGATGAGTATGTCTCACCAACTGTTCCTCCTTCTGTCAAACTTCCCATATCAGGAAGACCGCCAACTGGAGATACATAAATAGGTATTCTCTTAAATCTTGTCTGTTCGTACTTGACAAGCTTATTGCCTATTACTATGGCATTCCAGATAGACATGATATAGGGGAACTCGTCTGATATATCAGTCCACCAGTAGTCATACACAGTTACATTGCCTTTTCCGTAAGCTGCTACCCACTGATTGGGAGGACTACCGAGGTCCCAGTTATTAGCCATAGTTATGTGAATTGCTGATAGCGGACTAATGCTAAAGACACGAGCTACCTCGGACATCCCAAGCATAGCATCCCACATCGGATAGACTTCCATGGGATTCAAAGGTTCTTTGTAAGTCCGCTTGCCATCATCTGACATCATACTAATCATAGCATACCAGCCAGTAGCTAGCAGAAATCCAATGAATGTTCTATTCAAACCTTGTCTTGGATTGGCTCTCCTGAAGGTGTTCTGAGCATCCTGCCAATGAGTCTTGAAGTACTTCCCAACCTCAGCTACGGCAGAAGCTATCTCAAGGTCGGTTATGTCATAGTTCTTAACTCTATGAGGGATATCAGTATCAAGGAGATGGAGTACAAGATTATAAAGTGCCCGAGGGTCATTACCTACAAAGGATTCCATCTTCTCGGTCTTCAGCTCATCAACCATCTCAATAAGCCTATACCAGCGCTTCATAGCCTTGTTCCTAGGCTCCCAGAATGTTTTAAGGTTATTACAGCGTGTGATTATCTGCTGTGTTTTGTCTGCATAAGTTGTAACCATATTATTTCTCCTTATAGTATAGTCCCCAACACTAACCTAACGGCTCCTGCAATAGCAAATATAAGCCCAGCAAAGCCGACTGCAGTTCCAAAGATATAGTAATGGTACTCCTTCTTTATCATATTCTTTACCTTAGTACCTGACTCATATCTTGGCTGCCAAGGACAGAATCCTTCACCAATGCCTATGATGATAGTATGCCACTCTTCAGGAGTATTCATAAAGGTATATGCCCACTTAAACGGAGGAATCATATTATTACAACTGCTCCTTCTAGAGGATAGAACTGAGGTGCGTGTTCTTCATGGAAGAATAGATTGTCAGTCTGAGGCTCAAGCAGCATTACCTTGCCATTAGGAAATATCACCAGATTGTAGGCATGACCAGACTTATAATCTAATACTATACCAACCTGATTAACTCCCCACTGGTCAGAGCTAGCTTTGAGTGAGATAGCAAAGTTGCCGCAGCGGTAGAACTTGTGATACTCAAATGAGTCAACCCAATCCCAGGCTATAAAGTCAATGAATGTATCCTTGTCAACTAGATGAAACTCAGCGCCAAGAGGAAGCCTTATAACAGGAGCATTTATCTTTGCAAGGATACTACTAACCCAGACAGTGTCCTTCTCTACAATGTT